CCTGCTAGTTTGAATTGGGGTGAAATGGCATATGTGACTGGTATAGGTCAATATGGTGGTGCAAATCAATATAAAGATAGAGTGTTTTTGGGAGATGACGGTACAAACGTTCATCCAGTTGCTGGTCATTATTACACATCAATGATGGAACATACACCTGGTGCTTTAGCAGGTGTAACTAATACAAGAAATAGTGATGGTGGTATTGTTGCGATACTTGATAGTAGTAGAAAAATAGACGTTTGGAATGTAGATAATTTAACTTTAGATGCTAATACATTATCTTCAACTGATAATAACGGTGATATAATTTTCAATCCTAATGGTTCTGGTGAGGTAATGGTTCCCGATGACACCAAACTTGGATTTGGTGGAGGTGTAGATGGAACAGCAACTGCTGATGCAACTATAGAATATGATGAGAACGGAACAGATGAATTAAGATTTGCTGGTGCAAATGTAAGATTTACTTCTAGTAAAGTAACTGTTGATGATCAATTAATTGTTGGTGGAAATAGTTCCCTTGGTAATATCCGAATAGAAGATAATATAATTGCATCTCTTGCTGGTCAAGGAAATAAGATATTCATTGACCCATATCCAGACGGATTAAGTAATGAAGGTGATGTTATCATTAAAGGTAACTTACAAGTTGATGGTACAACAACTACAGTTAACTCAACACAAACAACTGTTAATGACCCAATCATGATGGTTGGTGATACTACTAGCACAAGAACTGTAATGGTAACAGTTCAGACTGGTGTTTCTACGGTCATAATTGATCAAGTAACAGGTATCGCAGTCAATGACACTCTATTACATTCAAGTTTCTCTGCAAGTGGTATTACAACTGTTACAGCGATAAACAGTGGTGCAAAAATGCTTACGTTCCAAGGAACAACTGTTGCTGGAATAAGCACTCAGACCACATTCACAGTGGTTCATGCGACAGACACTAATACTGACCGTGGACTTGGATTTACATATAACACTGGTATTGGAACTGCTAATTCAACTGATGGTTTCTTTGGATTAGATGATAGTTCAATCGCATCTAGCACTGCTGGTACAGGAAATCATGGCACTCACGGTGATAATAGTCGTAGATGGACATATGTGCCTGATGCAACTATATCAAATAGTGTAGTCACTGGTACGAAAGGATTCTTAGATATTAAAGGTATCTACTATCAGTCAGGAAACTTTGCTTCAGGTGGTGTTGTATGGTTTGATGATACTGGTTTACAGAGATCAACAAATAATCCACAAACTCCAGTTATTACATCTAAGCAGGTATTAACTGCTATTACAAAAATTACACTGAGTTCTTTAAGTGCTAATATTACAGTAGCAGTAGGTGACATCATAAAGCAAGATGGATCAGGTGCCTTTGGTGTAGTTGAATCTGCAGTAAGTGGTGGCGATGCTGTTAATTTAATTGGTGTTGAAGGTACATTTAATACATCTGGTAATTTAAGAAAGGAAGGTGCTAGTGGTGCAATAGCAAACTTAGCATCTGTACCTGCTGCAGCAACAAACGTTTATGTAAATAAACCACATTGGACTTCAACCCTTGATGGAGGAACCTTCTGATATGCAGCAAAACAGTGAAGTAGATGTTAATGTATTAGTGAGCATATATCATACTAAATTAGCAGCAGCGTTAAACCAAAATGTTCTTTTGGAAGCAAAACTCCAAACTCTAAAAAATGATTTTGAAAAAGAAAAAAATGAACTTTTAGAGCAATTAGCAAATTCAAAGAGTGAATAATGGCAAAACCATCAACCAGACAAGGATTAATCGATTATTGTTTTCGTAAATTGGGTTCCCCAGTTTTAGAGATCAATGTCGATGATGATCAGGTAGATGATTTAGTTGATGATACCATTCAGTATTATAATGAACGTCATTATAATGGTATTGAAAGAATGTATCTTAAGTACAAGATAACACAGGAAGATATTGATAGGGGAACAGCAAAAGGAACAGATGGTGTTGGAATAGTAACTACAACTGGAACATCATCAAATATAAGTGGTCATGGAGTAGTAACAAGTAATTTTTACGAGACTTCTAATTTTATATCAGTTCCAGATCATGTTATAGGTGTAAATAAAATATTTAAATTTGATACAAGTTCAATATCAGGTGGAATGTTTAGTATAAAATATCAGTTATTTCTAAATGATCTATATTATTTTAACTCAGTAAACTTATTGCAGTTTGCAATGACAAAAACTTATCTAGAGGATATAGATTTCCTACTTACAACAGATAAGCAAATAAGATTTAATCAAAGACAAGATAGATTATATTTAGATATTGACTGGGGATCTCAATCTAAGGATACATTTATAGTTATTGATTGTTTTCGTGCTCTTGATCCCGATACTTTCACACAAGTTTACAATGATCCTTTTGTAAAACTTTACTTGACAGCTTTGATAAAAAGACAATGGGGACAAAATCTAATTAAATTTAGAGGAGTTAAATTACCTGGTGGTATTGAGATGAACGGAAGAGAAATTTACGATGATGCTGTTAGAGATCTTGATGCCCTAAAACAAAGAATGGCAACAGAGTATGAAACTCCACCTCTTGATTTTATTGGGTGATGACTAATGGCATTAAATCCATATTTTTTACAAGGTTCACAAGCAGAACAAAGATTAGTTCAAAATCTTGTTAATGAACAATTAAAAATTTTTGGTGTAGAAGTAACATATATTCCAAGAAAATTTGTAAATACACAATCTATCATAGAGGAAGTAACTACATCAAAATTTGATGATAACTTCCAGATAGAAGCATACGTTAATACATATGAGGGATATGCAGGAGCAGGAGATGTATTAACAAAATTTGGTATGAGTTTAAGAGATGAGGTAACTTTAACCATATCAAAAGAGAGATTTGAAGATTTTATATCACCCTTTATGAGTGCTGATGAAGATATTGAACTATCATCCAGACCTCGTGAGGGTGATTTAGTATTCTTTCCTTTAGGACAAAGGTTATTTGAGGTTAAGTTTGTAGAACATGAAGATCCTTTCTACCAGTTGGGTAAGAATTACGTTTACCAACTTAAGTGTGAACTCTTTGAGTATGAGGATGAGGTCATTGATACTTCTATTGATGTTATTGACACTCAAGTTGAGGATGATGGATATATTGCTAATCTTCAACTAATTGGTATTGGTAGAACTGCAACAGCAGTTGCTTCAATCGATACAGGATACATACGTGAAATATTCTTAAACAATGATGGTTCTGGATTTACAGGAACTCCAGTTGTTTCAATTAGCACTTCCCCTAGTGGTCAGGCAGGAGATAATGCTTCTGCAGTTGCATTTACAACAACCAGAGCTAATATAACATCTGTTGAAAAAATATTATTAACAAATGCAGGTGCTAATTACACATCTCCACCTTCAATTACCATATCGGGAGGAGGTGGAACTGGTGCTGCAGCAACTTGTTCAATTGAAACATCTTCAAGAGGTGTAATTAGATTTACTATGACAGATAATGGTATTGGATTTGGTACAGTACCAACTGTGACAGTCTCTGTGCCACCTGCTGGTATTGCTAGTGATCGTGCTGTTGGAATCGCTTCCATAGGTGTTGATCCTAGTAGTGGATTTAATCGTGTTAATTCAATATTTGTATCTAATGCTGGCATTGCTTATACATCTGCACCTACAGTTACAATATCCGATCCAGAGACTATAAGTGGAATCGGAACTTATATCTTCAATGAGGTTGTTCAAGGTATGCGTTCAGGAACACAAGCAAGAGTTAAGAGTTGGGATTTTGATACTGGGGTTCTTAAGGTTGGTAACATTGGAATTGGAACAACCACAAAAGGATTCTCACCTGGCGAAGACATTAAGGGACTTACTTCTGGTGCGTTATTCAGTGTTTCTACATTTGATGACGATAATAGTACCGATAAATACAATGAAGGAGACATATTTGAGTCAGAAGCAGACTTACTTATAGACTTTTCTGAATCAAATCCATTCGGGAGTTTTTAATGACTATTCCAGCACCAGATAAAATACCATATGATCCTTGGTTTGATTACAAAATACCATCAGCAATATATGCTACTTTACAATGTTGGATAGCAACTGAAAACACATCAGAATGGACAACAAAAGTTGACAATAATATACATTCCAAAATGTATGATTTAGCAACGAAAAATGGTTTACTTCAGGGTGGATCAGAATCAATAGTATAGGAAAATGTTAGGGAATTATTTTTATCACGAAATTGTAAGAAAAACCGTCATCGCATTTGGCACATTGTTTAATGATATACATGTGCGTCATGATGATGGTGCTGGCAATGTGATATCAGATGTTAAAGTTCCAATAGCTTATGGTCCTAGACAAAAATTCCTAGCAAGAATTACCCAACAGGCAGAGTTGAACAAAGCAACTCAAATAACATTACCGAGAATGTCTTTTGAGATTACAAATATTTCTTATGACTCAACAAGAAAAGCAGGTATTACACAAACATTTAAGGCACAAGACGTTAATAATAATCAAATGAAAAAGGTATTCATGCCTGTTCCTTACAATTTAGGGTTTGATCTAAATATTTTAGTGAAATTGCAAGATGATGGATTGCAAATCTTAGAGCAAATATTACCTTTCTTTCAACCAGGTTTTAACATATCGATTGATTTAGTAAAATCTATTGGTGAAAAAAGAGATATACCTATGGTTTTGCAGAATATTGCACAGCAAGATGATTACGAAGGAGATTTTGTTACAAGAAGAGCATTAATTTATACATTATCTTTTACAGCAAAAACATTCTTCTTTAATCATATCGCAGATACTCCAGAGGGGCTTATTAAAAAAGTTCAGTTGGACTACTATACAGATACGAATACAAGAACTGCATCTAGAGTTCAAAGATATACTGTGTTACCTAAAGCAAAGAAAGACTATAACGAAGATAATGTTATAGATACACAAGATGATGCTTTAATTGAACCAGGTGATGATTTTGGATTTACAGAAACAAGTTCATTCTTTGGTGATTCTAAAGAATTTAGTCCAACTAGGAAGGTAGACATCTAATGAAATCTTACACACAATTTATAAAAGAAAATTATCATATACAAGAAAAGTTAGATGCAACTGTATATGGTCAGGTTAGATATGGTGCTCCTCCTGTTGAACCAAAATCTAAATCTCAAATATCAAATATGGTTAGTAAAGGAATTGATGATTATAAATCAGGAAAACCTGTCCAACCACCAGGAAAATCAACAGCAAAAAAACGTAAGTTCTCATTTAGTGGATATGCAAATTTATCATATGAGAAAAAATCAGGTGGTGGAAAAACACCACCACCAACTAAAGTAAGACCAGATAAAACAACTGATCCAAAAGGAACCAAAGTTAAACCAGATAAACCAAAAAATACAAATAAATCAGGTGGAACAAAAACTATTAAAACTACTAAAACAATTAAAACAGTTAAAGCAGTAAAAGGTAATGGTGGAAGACCTAATAAAACATCGACACCACCACCAAGCACCTCATCATCAAACACTAATGTATTAACAAAAGGATCTAATACCTCATCACCATCACCAAGCACAAGCGTATTACAAAAAGGTAAAACTAAACCCTCTATACCTGTAAGACCTGTAAGGGAAGTGTGATGAAAAAAGGTTATGACTCACTAAATGATGCTTTTAACACTGATGGAAGTGTTGAGGTAGATGCAATTGTGAAAGCAGATGAAGCACCTAAAGTTGATGAAGTTAAAAAAGATTATGATTATACAAGAGGAAATTTATATTCACTTATAGAGAAAGGACAAGAAGCAATAAACGGTATTATGGAAGTTGCAGGAGAAACTGCAAGTCCAAGAGCATATGAAGTTGCTGGTCAACTTATAAAATCTGTTGCGGATACCACAGATAAATTAGCAGATTTACATAAAAAAGTTAAAGAAATTGAAGAGGATAATCCAAAAAAACAAAACACAGTTACGAATAACGCATTATTCGTAGGTTCTACAAGTGAACTTTCAAAAATGTTAAAAGACGGATTACTAAATAATAATAGCTCTGAATAGACTACATAATGGGAAAGACTTCCTGTAAAAAAGGACAATACTATTGTAACACTGACCAAAAGTGTAAACCCATTCCTGACGGATATAAAGTTCGTGAGGACGGAATTTTAGTATCTGAAGGTTCACTTCATAAATGGTTCAAGGGTTCTAAATCTAAAGATGGTAAAGGTGGATGGGTCAATGTGGTTACAGGTGGAACTTGTGCGAGCGATGAACCAGGTGAGGGAACACCTAAATGCGTTTCTTCTGCAAAGAGAGCGAGTATGAGTAAGAAAGAAAGATTATCAGCAGCAAGAAGAAAGAAAAAGGCAGATCCAAATCAGCAATCTAAAAGAGGTGCTGCAAAACCAACATATGTTTCAACTGACAAACCTAAAAAGAAAAAGAAAATGAAAGAAGAATTTATCTCATTACCACTTCAACTTGAAGTTCCACAAAATGATGGAGAGTTTAAATTAGGTCTGATGTTCCGTGAAAATTTGGAACAAGATCGTGGTATGCTCTTTGTATTTGAGAATACTGATCGTCATTCATTTCATATGAAAAACACTTTTATACCTCTTGATATTGCGTTTATAAACGAAGAGGGTATAATTGAAAGTATTAAAGAATTAGATCCAATGAATCCAATTCCAGTATATCCTGATGGTGACGTAAGATATGCAATTGAAGTTAATCGTGGTTGGTTCGCAGAAAACAATATAGAGGTAGGAGATATTATTTTAGAAGATACAGAAGAGACAGAGATAGATCTTAATGAAGTCAAAGATAGAAAAGGTAAGGGAAGTGGTACAAAAGATGCTTGCTATCATAAAGTCAAGTCAAGATATTCAGTTTGGCCAAGTGCATATGCATCAGGTGCATTAGTTAAGTGTCGTAAGGTAGGTGCTGCAAACTGGGGTAATAGTTCTAAGAAAGAAGAGGTCGAAGTATCTGGAGAAAATATAATTGAAAGATCAAAGGGACTTCAACGAGTAACACAAAAAAAACCAGAAAAACTTATCAGTAAAGTTGGTATATCAACCAATATGGAAGGATTTTCCGATTGGAGACAAGAATTAGATGAAAAATGTTGGAAAGGTTATGAAAAGAAAGGAATGAAAACAATGTTTGGTAAGAGGTATCCAAACTGCGTAAAAAAGACTAA